CGCTTAAGTATGGCGAGGAAAACGGCCTAACTGACAATGAAATGATGAACGCAATGCTTGTTTCCACCGTCATCATGGCTTTTGCCTTGAAGAAGGATGGTGCGGACCTTGCCAATCTTAAGACCAGCTTGGTCGATGCGGTGGCCGAACTGTTTGATCAGACAATGAGGAAGCTAAAATGACCGACGCCATGAGACTGCTTGCCTCTAACATTGCGGACTTCATTATGGCGGAGGGCTTAAATGGAAACTTTGAGACTTCTGACATCGTTGAAGCCGCAACCGTCGGGCTGGCCATAGTAACACTTAGTTTTTCAGTTGAGGGCCATGAGGCGGACACAATCCTTGATGTCATCGGGATGTTTCAGGAGGCGGGTGTTCATATGATTGAAGCAAAGAGGGAGGAAGCCGATGAGTCGGATTCTGTGCAACGCTACAATTGACGGCGACACGGTGACGGTGGTGGGCGCGGGAGATCACAGCGGGGTGACCCGCACCTACGTCATTGAGGGCGAGGACGAGACATCTATGGCGATGGAGGGCATCCGCCGCTTTGTCGAAGAGTTCGATGATGATGTTGACTGGATTACACCAGCCTGATAACTATGAGCTTCAACCATTAACATGAGGTATGAACTATGGCTTTTTTTATGTGGAGACAGAACAATTCTGGCGGTCACTTTGTTGTCGATGACGACCTGACTTGGCGGGTAGTCATTGAATCGGACGATTATGAGCAGGCAGAAATTTACGCACTTGGAATTGGCGTTTATTATGATGGCGTTGACGAGGGCCGTGACTGCCGTTGCTGCGGCGACCGTTGGTATGAGGGCCAAGAGTTGGATTGCGAAGACCAAACGCTGGTCGAACACCTGCAAGAATATGCCGACGATTACGGTTGGGAAAACCCAAGCGTCATCATCCACTACGCTGACGGCACCAAGGGAACCATTACGCGGGCGGTGAAGAACCAAGCCAACGAACCCGTGGAGGCGGTGTTAGAATGAAGAAATACAAACCCACAAACCCAATCAGTTCTGGTGATAGCAGGCTCGTGTCGTGCAGGGTCAGCGAGGACGTGTTTAAGCTTTTGGACGATCTTGCCAAAAAGACCGACACGCCATTTGTGACAACCCTGCGTCGCGTGATTGAGAATGGCATTTACGAGTGACCAGCACCAACCAGCAGATCAAGCGGGTCGCGCTGTCAATTCTGGGTGACATGCCCGCAGATCAGACTGACAGGGACAAAATCGCCGTCGGGCTGCGGTCAGACACAGACAAACTTCTTGAAAATATTGCTGACGCCAGATGGCGCGGTGACGCTGACAAAATCAACGGTATCAAATACCAACTTATGGTCAAGCGGACCATGATCAAAATCCTGTCTCGAAACGGGGTGCGTTGATATTCTTGGCTGCGTCTGCTAATGTGGGCGCAGCCATTACCTTTGAGGGAATACAATGTCAGGCTTAAACCCAAATATCCGTATGCATGATGATGAAGCTGATGCCGCGATTGGCCCAATGGATGTAACCGTTGAGCATGATGACGCGGAGCCTGAAGACATTCCAGAAATTTCCCAAGACGGCGCGATCCTTAAGATCGAACACGGCGACGGCTCAATCACGCTGTCGCTGGATGGTAAGCCACTCAAGGACGCCGACAACGAGAAGACGCCCCCAGAGGGCTGGTTCGACAACCTTGTCAGCGAGATTGACGACGAAGAATTGCAAAACATTGCCGACGACCTTATCCGTGGCGTTGAGGATGACCTTGAGAGCCGCAGCGAGTGGATTGAGGATCGCGCCCAAGGCATCAAGCTGCTGGGCCTCAAGATTGAAATCCCTGGCCTGAATGGTGCGGCTGACGGCGCGCCAATCGAGGGCATGTCAAAGGTCCGCCACCCGCTTCTGCAGGAAGCCGTCCTGCGGTTTCAGGCCAACGCACGATCCGAACTGCTGCCGACCGATGGACCCGTAAAGATTCGGGATGATGCTAACGGCAGCACGCTGCAGCGCGACGAGATCGCCAACGCGCTTGAGAAGGACATGAACCATTATCTGACCAGCACGGCACGCGAATACTACCCAGATACAGACCGCATGCTGCTGATGCTGGGGTTTGGTGGCACGTCGTTCAAGAAGGTCTACTTCTGCCCTCTGCGCAATCGCCCCGTCAGCGAGAGTGTTGACGCCGACAACCTGATCGTCAACAGCGCCGCCACCGACCTGTCCAACGCCAAGCGCGTGACGCACCGCGTCTATATGCGGCCAAGCACGGTCAAGCGCCTGCAGATCATTGGCGTCTATGATGACACCGACCTGTCCACGCCTCAAGAGATTTCGCCCGACGCCGCGCAGGACGCTAAGAGTTCGCAGCAAGGCGTCACCGCCACGTCGTCCAACCCTGAAGACCGCGACCGCGAGATTTACGAGGTCTATTGCGAGTTGGACATCAGCGGGTATGAACACAAGTACAAGGGAAAGGCCAGCGGCCTTGAAATCCCATACCGCGTGACCATCGACGTGTCGTCGCGCAAAATCCTGTCGATCACCCGCAACTTTGATCAGGACACCGCTGATTTGCCAGAGGCGCGCACCAACTTCGTGAAGTACACGTTTGTGCCAGGCCTCGGCTTCTATGACATCGGCCTGCTGCACATCCTCGGCAACACCACTAACGCCATAACCGCCGCGTGGCGCGAACTTCTTGACGCTGGCATGTATGCAAACTTCCCAGGTTTTCTGGTCAGCGACACGGGATCGCGCCAGAACACCAACATCTTCCGCATCCCGCCTGGCGGGTCGGCGCAGGTCAAGACTGGCGGGCAGCCAATCAATCAGGCCGTCATGCCGCTGCCATACAAGGAGCCGTCAAGCGCCCTGATGTCACTGGTGGAGAACATGTCTCAGACTGGTATGCGTGTTGGCGGCACGTCTGAGGCTCAGGTGGGTGAGGGCCGCGCAGATGCGCCCGTAGGCACCACGCTGGCGATGATTGACCAAGCCACCAAAATTATGAACGCCGTCCACAAGCGGATGCACTCTGCGCAGGCCGAGGAGTTTTCCCTGCTGCTGAAATGCTTCCGTGAGCATCCCGAAAGTTTCTGGCAGCGCAACCGCAAGCCCACCGTCCAGTGGAATGAAGAACTGTTCATGCAAGCGCTAAATGACGTTGAGTTGGTGCCGCAGGCCGACCCAAACACATCCAGCCACGCCCAGCGCGTGATGAAGATCATGGCGTTGAAGCAGTTGCAGGCCGCGAACCCGCAGATGTACGACGAGGAAGCCATTGACAAGGCCGCGTTGCGTGCCATTGGCTGGTCAAACCCTGAGCAGTTCTTGAAGCCGCAAGAGGCCAAGCAGCCGCCGCCTGAGTTCTTGAAGGGCGTTGAGGAGATCAAGATCGCCCACCAGAGGGCTGACGCTGACACCATGCGTGCGCAGGCAGCCATGATTGGCGCACAGTCAAAATCTGGCGCACCGCAGGGTCCGCAGGGGCAACCCATGGACCCATCCAAGATACTGGCCGAGCAGAACAAGGCCAAGCAAATGGATTATGGTATGCAGCGCGACCAGATGAACGACCAGAACCGCGACCTCGACCGCGAGAAGGATTTGCGCGTTGAGCAGATGCGCATGGATCGCGATCAAATGAACGATGCCGTGCGGATGCAGCACGAACGTGATATGCAACAGCGCGACCACGCCGCCGACGCCGTCAAACTTGCCATGCAGCTTCGCAAAAAGGAAAAGTAAATGGACAAAGACAAGGCGATCCGCGCAGCGAAGCTGATAGTCAAGAGCGTGAATAAAAAGCGCGCTGGCTTTGATCGGGGCGGCGTTGAAAACATGAGGCCCATTGGTAATAGCCTTTACCGTGTTGATTCTGATGGCAAGTTAATTTTTCAACGTATGATTAACTCTCAGCCGCAGACAGGCGTAGACGCGCAGACCCCGCCACCAGTTCCTGTGAGCGGTTATTTTGATCCTCCGCTTCCAAAACAGGAGCCATACTTTGGCGAGTCAATGGTTGGTATGGCAGCGCCGTATTTGGAAAATGCGTACAATCTTGCCAGCACCGCCAATACAATGACACCAGACCAAGAGAGTTATATACCAGTTCCAGTGCAGCGTATGAATAACGCCCTTGGCAATTACGGCATGGCCGCATTAAACGCGGCATTATCCATTCCTTATGGGGCCGCTGGTCTGGTTGGGGATGTTGCCAACGCAGTTGGAGTTCCACGCGCTGACGTTCTAACCCGCGACCTTGGCGCAATGCTTGATTCT